ACCATTTAAAGTTATGTTCTATTTTATCCATGTGCTGTTGTCGATATTCCATGGCCTGAGATTCTGTGGTGATTGTTCGGCAGATATTCAAGATAGGCTCAATGTTAATATTGAACCCATTGGGCCCACTGCTGAATTCGTCAGCATGATCTGGAAAAAATCTAGGTTGAAATCCTAAATCTTCCAAAACTTTATAGCCGGCTTCGCTCATGTAAATGCTAAAACAGCTTTTACTCAGAATACCTTTGGCAGTTTTTTCACAAACAATTGTATCTACACCTGGTTCAGTTTCAGTTATGATTGCTATCCCGGTGTGCCATGCTGGATGATCAATGCTGTAGTCATTGGGGAAATTATCAGGGTGTGTGGCTATTCGAGCAGGCCAACGTCGTTGTGCGTCTTTGAACCAGTCAATTCCAATGTCGTGATAGTTATTGGTAAAAATATTAGTAAAGCTTACACTGTAGACATCTCGGTCGGGATCAATTAACTTTTGCTCCAACAAATGATGCATTAGCCAAACTCTATGTGCAGCATTTCTACGATTCAAACAACCTATACGTCCTGACCTAGGGCGAAAATTTAGATCAGGGTAAGGCATCATTAAAAACATTGGGAAATACACGCAGCCTGGAATATTATCGTAGTAATGCTGTGCTTTGGCACTGAGTACACAAATTTTAGATCTAGGAAAAATTTCGTTAAGATGCTGTCGGGCTTGCGTTATTGCGTTTGTTGACAATCTAAAAGGGTCCCAACAAGCATCTATAAAGATCCATTCAGGTGCTGTGATTTCTTTTTGTAGTTGGCAACATGCTGACCAAAACAATTCCCAAGGAATGTCGTTCGTAAAGGGAGTTCTTTGCAGTATGATAGCGTCGGCTGGTAAGACTGATTGGCCGGGCCAATCACCATGACCTAGATAGAATTTACCATCGCTAAAATTAAATATTTGCATCAATTACTGTAGCGATTAGTTTAATATTAGTTGCACCAGCTGGTTTTAGCCTCGCCGTAGTACTCACGGGCAAAACCATTGGCGATCAGGCCTTGACGTAGGCTCTTGCCATCTAGAATGAGGTCGCCCAACACACGGCCGCCAAATTTGTCCCAGGCATACAGCGTAACTTGTCGCGTTTGACTGGCTGCTATTGCATTTTTGGTAAATTCAGTGGCTGCTAGACCGCGAGCATTTTCTTGCGGGCACTGAGCACGATGTCCTTTTTCTGGAGTGTCTACACCAAAGATTCTCACAGCCAGTTCAGGTTTGAGCGGAGCAGGAAGAAAAGGTGCAGAGATCACAACTGTGTCCCCGTCGTTGATGCGCACAATTTGTGCGTCATAGGTTGCACCCTTTGGTGTTTTTTGTGCCATGACCAAGCATGGAATCAGTAGTAGAGAGAGTAGTAGTTTTTTCATAATTTTAATTTGAGAGTTCTTCCCAGCCCATTTTCCAAAGCAGGTCAGCGTTGTTGGCTGTGTAGGCCACTGCCAGAGTCAGGGTGCTACTTCTGTTGGATCTGGTATTGCCATTATCGTGGATATCCCTTGAATGCGTTTACTGGGCTTTGTGTGTCCACAAAAGTGGGTTCAGTACTAGCAGGTGTTGATACTAGCTTTTTACCGCCTGGTGTGTTGGTCATTTTTAATGCCATATCAATTACTTGAGCAATGCCTGCGTTCATACCAGCAACAACCCCGTGTTCACCAAATGCTGTTTCTGAGTCCCAGGCAGGAAACTTGGCGTTGATACCATCTGTGCCAGCATCGCTACGGGCTCGAGCCATGGCCACACCAAATCTATAGTTGTTGTAAGGATCGGCAGCACTGAGGCCAGGAATCACATAGGTGTGCCGCATAGGAGCAGCCTGCTCCTGCGGCAGTTCTTTTTGTTCCGCAATGAAGTCACGTGCTCTCATCGAGGATAACCTTTGAATGCGTTGACCACACTATTAGTATTAACTGCTGGATGTTCTTGTGAGTGTAGGTCGCCGTGGTTTAGATCTTGGTGATGACTGCCTATTGCTTGATAGGCTTTTTTAAGCATTTGTTGTTCTTCTTTTGTGTATGGTGCAGCCACGTTGTTGCGCCCTGACCATGACTCACCATCAACGTTGGGGACAAATGTGCCATCAGTCGAAGCAACAGCCATCATGATTCTGTTGAGTTCGTACACGCGGTCAGCAAATTGTTGGTCTCGAAACTTGTTCAAGCCCACTGTGGCATTTTGATTGCGTTTGCTGATCTTGCCTACTGCATCTTCGGCAATGAACTCAACTGCTCTCATTAGACGCTCCCGTAACCAATCACTCCAGATTGTGCAGAACTTGCTGTGCCTGATGCAACAGCAGTAAATGTAGTTCCAACTATGATAAGATAATTTCCTGCACCAACATAAGCGTAGTGTGTTGATCCAGCAGGAACTCCGACTACATTGGCATATAAATTACCCACTGCATTAGCAGTACCTAGTGCAGTGGCAAAAACTTGATAGGTAACATCATTAGTGACAGCATTAAATTCTACTTTGTCTGTTGTCCATAATACATTGCCTGCGGTGTTAACAACTTGAGTAGCCATTATTTGTTATCCTTGGGAAGGTCACTAACTACTGGTTGAAACAGCTCACGAGTTTGATACATCACTCCGGGAATTTCCACAGGCGTCTGGCGACCTGTTTGTGGTGCAGGAGCATGCGGGTTCATGATTGGCACAGTGGTCAATACAGATTCTTTAAGAATTTTACTCATGATATTATCCTTTGTAAGCTTTCCACTGGTTAGTCAAGTCAAAGATACTTTCTCGAACTTTTTCCATGTCGCCGTCGCCGTCTAGGTCAGCTTGTTTTTTACCGTCAGCTCGGGCCTTGGCCAAGTTGCCGGTAAACTTGTTGCCTTCTTCAGTTTTTTCTTCGTCAACTTCTTTTTTCTTGACGCCGGCCATTTCCATCATGCGGTGCAGTGCATCTTCTTCTTCAGCGGCATAGCTGTCTTGACGGTCGTCTTGGCTAGCAATAACTGGCACTGTGGTCTGTCCTGTTGACTTGGGCTTGTTCAAGCCGCCTGCGTATTGCAATGCATTATCAGATGTTTCTGTGTTGGTAGGCCAGTCTGGAGAATTCTCGTCGACTACTTCAGCGTTGCTACCACAACTGCATGGACTAGAACCGCAGCCGCAGCCGCCCGACTCGCCGCCTATTCCCGACATCTTCAGCAACTTGCCGAGATACACTGCATCTTCGTCTGTGGCTGTAACAGTAAGACTCTTTGAAGGGCCACCGTGAGTATCATTGGTCATGTTCATGGAGATATTCATTGACTCAGAAATCATCTGCTCCAGCTCACGATTCATGGAATCATAGATGCCTTTACCAAAGCTCATGCTGCCCTTGCCGCCAGCTGACGGAGCCACGCTGCCTGCTGTGGTACTGGATTCGTCGACTTCTTTTTCTTTCTTCTTGTCTTCAGGCTTTTTCTTTTCTGGTAGGCCCTTGTGCTTGGTGCTAGCAAAGTCTTCGGCATCTTTTTTGCCCATTGACTTGGCTGTTTTGGCAACTTCTTTGGACGCAGGCTTTTTGCCTTTTTGTGCGGCATGGACCATGCCCATAAACTTTTGTTGTTTTTTGCTTACTGCTTTTTCGTTGACTTGTTCGTCGTCATCGTATTGATCTTCGTCTTGGTCGCCTTGAATTCGTTCTAATGCATCTTGTAATGCATTGCCCAGGGCCTTGTTACCTTCAGCAAATGCGTTGTCCATAAGGCGTTCAATAACTTCGATATCGTCTTCGCCTACTGCTTCCTTGGTCATCAACTTTGATCGGCCACTTGGGCCTTTGGCTCCGATACTCTTGCCAGCACCCTTGCCAGCTGGACGTCCACGTCCACGCTTTTCACCGCTTTGTGCTGCTTCGTCGTCGGCACCAACACTGATACCACTCGGATCAACTCTACGAGTGACTCTGCGGCCACCGGGGATTTCTTCCACATCGTGCTTGCTGCCGCGAGTAATTGTGCCCACTGCTGGCTTTTCAATACGAGGACGCTTGTGTGCAGTGAATGGGCTGTTGTCTTCTGCTTTGTCAGCAACAACTTTCTTGCCTCTGCCTAGGGCAGACTTCATTGCTTCTGCAGCAACATCGCCTAGCATTTCGTCAACTTCTTTTTTGGCACCAGCAATCTTGTCAGCAAAAGTAATTTTGTTTGTAGGAGGAGCAAGTTTAGCAAAGCTCTTTTGCTTTGGACTCATCATTGGTTCTTCTTCCAATGGGCCGTATTCTTCTTTGGCAATTGGTGTGCGTGGCACTGCCATTGGCTTCTTCCCAGTTTGTGGAGCGCCAGCTTTCTTTTGCATACCACGGATTAGATCTTCGTCACTACCGTGGCCCAGTGTATCCAGTGTACGTCCAGCTGCTGACTTGATGCCTTTGCCCATCTTTTGAACTATACTGCCTAGTCCTTCGTCTACTTCTGTGTTGTCGTACTTGTCAAACTTTTTTCTAATAGGATCAAGAGCCTTGCCTTCACGTCCAGCTTTGGCCAAGGCTTCCATACCTTTTTCGCCGTACTTTTCATAGCCCTTGGCAGCACGGCTCATGTCACGCTCATTCAATTGTTTGTGCGTAGTTTCTGGCTTGGCACGGATGCTGTTTAATTTGTCGTTGAGATTGTAAAAAAATGTCATTTTGATTTATCCTCGTGGGTTGGCGCCGGTGGCAGGCTTGGGTTGACGCTTGATATTGGTCATAGGGCTCTTGTTGCCCTGGGGAAGTTCATTAGTGGTCTTGGCAGCAGGAGTTTTCCCGCCAGCTACTGTGAAATCTGAACGGTATGCATTTTTCAGCACCACGTGATCATGTGGATCGGCACCGTAATCCTTCTTGAAATTCTTTTGCATTTGATCAGGTGCTGGGTAGTCTGTGTTGGCCAACAAATCTTTGTTTTCAGTTTCGACCTTGTCAATTTCGTCAACCAGCCCATCTACATATGCCTGTGTTTGCATTACAATAAGATTAGGATCGCCGCCGAGTAATTGAAACAGTTGTTTGATCTGCGGTTCAATAGCAGGATATTTGAAACTCACATCAAACATTGTCACAGCGTCATTTTGATTGTTTGGAAAATCTGTGAGAATTTTTTGTATGGGAGTGGTCTTGACGTCGCCCAGCTTGGTTGGGTCAAATTGTCCCAGTTTTGTTTTGAGTTGACGTACAAGATCGTCAGAAATACGACCACACATCTTGACACGGTAGTCGTATGTGCGTTCGCTCTCTGCTAGATATTTGGCAAATGGTTTCATGTCGGGTTCCTGTTGTATATTTAGCCTTTTTCGGTGTTTTGCTTGTTGCCGGCAATGATACGTTCTAATAAATCATTGCGACTCAGCAATTGTCCTTGGCCTTGTTGGGGTGTGTCTGCTGCACCTTCGGGGGTGTTTTGATCCAGGCGCATTTTCTTGAGCTGGAGATCAATCATCTTGAGTTTTTTGTCAAGCTTGGCTGTTTTGGCTGTGATAGCATGCCCCAGCATGTTTGACGCTACAGAAAATATTTCGGCAGCAAATCTTGAATCAACTTGCATGCCGAGATCTGTTAGATCTCGATAACTGCTTACTGCCATTGCAGCCAGCTCGTCCATTTCTGTGTCAGTAGCTTCAAGACCACGCACAATAGGCAGGGCCGCGTCTATCTTATCTATGGTTGCATCTAGTGCAGCCAACGTTTCTTTATTTTGAGGAATGGAAGGTACCGCAGCATCTACTTCTTGCTGGGTAGGGGGTAAATCAAACAGCTCTTCAAGTTTGCGGTTAGATGATAAAGTCATGATATACTTACCTTTTTATTTTCCATCCTTTGTAATGATCTAGCTTTCCAGAGTTTACGCTGCTCATCTTAGTATAAATTAGCTTTTGATCATTGCACCCTAACTTAAGACTTTCGTATTCATATTCTATCCCGTCCGGGGATATAAAAATTGTTTTTTTACAAGGACCTTTCGAGGATCCAGCAAGCCCTTTATTCCACGGTTGGTATCCTGTGCTTTTTAGACGTTCCCATCCCTGTTTCATTGCTTGTCGGTGTTCTAGTGGACGTTTTTTACCTTTCCACAGAACCGAGAGTTTTTGTTTAGCCTTTTCATTTAAAGGTGGCTGATAGAGTCCAGTTAACCCTTTGTTCCAAGGAATAACGTTTTCTTTAATCGACTGGTAAATCCTGCCGTTAACAGTTCGATAGTCTTTTACCGCCATCATGTATAACGCATTGTACATTTTACGGAGATGTCCTGGGTCAGTTAACATCTTAACTAACAACCTATGGCATACCCAATGTTCTTTCAACGTCAAAGTTGCTAAATTGAAATCATCGTCTGTGCCGCCTAATGACCTCGGAACAATATGATGGATTTCGATTTTAATAGTAGAAGGCAAAGTTCTTGACTGGGCCCTGTGAACTATGTCAAAGTAAATTTTGTAATATTTGTTTTTGGTAAACATAGCAATATTTACCATTTCGCATAATTTACTTATTCTTGCCGTTAGCAAAGAGATGATCTTCGGTGATTACCCGAAAAGTTAGCCCGTTTTTTCTAGCCCACAGGGTCGCCGAATGCCATTTGGCCATGTTCACAGCAACCACAGCACGTTCACGGGGGCGTTGGCCCTCAGTAATTTCGCTTTGGCCACGAGGTTTGATTTCTATTAATTCAGCTTTGAGAGTGTTGTCTTTGGTACGATAAGTGACCAAAAAGTCTGGCACATAGTGAGTAAGCTTTCCGGTCAGCGGATTGCGATAGGGAATTTGTATCGATTCGCTGGCCCACTGTAGAACATTGGGATTGGTGTCGCAAAATCGCATGAAGCTCATTTCCCATCCTGATCTGTATCTAGGTCTACGATTGCCTACATACTTTTCAGGATGTTGAACTTCGTATATGCCTTGCGCCCAGTTTCTGCTCATTGCAATACGTTTCTAGCAGCGTAGTAGTTGGGCACTACCTGAGAGTTAACTCCCAACAGTGTGGCCCTGCTGCGAATTTGATTGAGATAGTAAGCCATGTTCAGTGTAAGATCAAGTCCAGTGGCACCTTTGAAGCTGTCCAACAAAGTCAGTGCATCAATGCCTGTGATATCTGCAACTTGAAACAGACTGGCAGTAAAATTACCAGCCACGGTTTTATCTTTCATTTCCCTGTTGAAATAGCTGAACACAATGTCGTATTGGTCTGAGGGCACATTGGCATCATAACTGTAAAATGAATCAAAGATTCTTACTGTTTGATCAATGCTGGTGTTGGTGTAATTTACTGTGTTTTGTGCCATGATTAAATGCCCCCTGTTCCCTGGCCTGCTGTTCTGTTTATGTTGTTTACCACTGCTTGATTGCGTGCCGCAGTTGCTGTGGGGAATACCCAACCATCAGCTTTGTTTATTACAGCGCGAGTATCGTTTGGACCAAGCTGTTTGATTGCATCTTTGCCCAGTGCTGTGGCTTCGCTCTGCACCACAGATCGAAGACTTTTACCTTTGAAAGTGTTGTAAGCTGTGCCAGCTTTTTGTGCAGCGCCTATTAGGCCTGCCACAGAGTCTTTTTCTAAATCTTCTAGGATACCTGTGGCAGTGTTGAGCAAACCACCTTGGCCAAAAATAGTAGAAGTGGATCCGGGCCGAGACAACGGGCTTGGTTTCATATCATAATGAGCTGTGTCCGGCCATGAAACGTTTTTATCAGGCTTGCCAAGAGCACCATTGAGATATTTCACAGTTTCGTACTGGATGGTCATTGAGTTTTGCATTACGCCGCCACCATCTTCGTAGCTGTATTGGTCGTGTGACCAGTTGGATATTATAGGATTAATCAGTATGTATCTAGCATACTTGTGTTGATCAAATCCAAATATTTGAATGTCTTTGAAAAAAGGCGGCTTGCCTGAGGCTGTGCTAGCACCTTGAAGGTAATTTTCTCCAATGAAGCCCCAGTCGTTAACGTTGCCGCTGCGATCTTGTTCGTATATGTCTCTGGCATTGTAATCAAACCCAGTGGGCTTGACTGTGACGTCGCCCATTGACCCATTGGTAGTTGGCGCCGACGCAATGTATTGTTGGCGAGCATCACTGTAATAATAACTGTAATACTGATACCACATTTCACGAACATTGTCCCCACCGTCGTCATGAAAAGTCACATTGATAGGATCATACTTGATACCTTTTTGTACAATACGTTTGCGATTGTACTGATTTAATATTTCTGAATCTATAGTGTACTTTGGCAAGTCAATGGTTTTGACCGACAGGCTTAGGTTGGGAAGATTTTGTGTTTGAAAGATTGGTACGTTTTTTAATCCAGGGATCTGGTCAACGTTGGGAGTGAACAGCACATGAAAAAGGAACTTAAACCTTGGTTTAAGTTCCCATGAGTTAGTCGTAAAGGTTTTGCTTGCGTGAGTGTAATCACGCAAGTTTTCAAGATTAGTAAACCCTTTGAGGAAGTCCTGGCCGAATGTAGGCACGGTTTAAACCTCCTTAAGGAGTACTACCAATACCTGTTACAACATCGCCTAGTGTACGTCCAACTACGCTGCCAATACCGCCGCCGCCTTGATTGCCTTGGTTGGCGTTGTCAAATGCAATAGTCAATGTAATTGCAGCAGCTTCGTTGGTACCATAATTCATTGGGCCGTAATCACTGCCTTTGATATAGCAACCATACAGTTCCCAAGATTCCAACACCACTGGTTCGTTGGCACCGTTGCCGCCGTCTAGTACTTCGAAGCGGGTCAAGAACTTGTAGTCAATACCTGAACTAGCAGAACTCATTTCCAAGAAGTCCATTTGTTTCTGTATTTGCTCACCAATTAGCTTGGACACATTTCCATTGGCGTCGTCGCGTAGTTCGCATGTGACATCTGGCCAAGTGTGACGGCCTGCTAACTTCACAGTGGAGTTGTAGATTGGTAACGTAATTTCTTCAAAAGTAAGATTTGGACGTGTGAAACTTACCACTTGTTTGGTTAATTCTGTGGTTGGGGTACTTACGCCTAAATTTTCAAATATCACTCTGAAGCGATATCTTAATTTAGGCATTAACAAGCCTTGTGTGCTAGACGATTGATCGCTGGCCAAAGGCACTGTCATTTTGTTTAGTGATGAACTTGGCATTTGTATCTCCTATGTTTATTTACCTGCTGCTTGAACCAAAAAATAGGGCCGGAGCCCTATCTTTATACTCCAGCTGCAATCTCGCCTGTGTTCTTGATACG